CAACAAAGAAGACAAGCTGCAGCTGCAAGTCAATTAGGTAATATAGCAGGTGGTTTAGGAAGTTTAGCAGGCCAACAAGCTATGGCAGGACAGAATTTAGCTAATCAATTAGCTAATTTTGGTCAAGCTGGTGGTAATGCTTTAGCTAATTTAGGTGGAGGGGCTAAAGTGTATGCCCAATACAATATTGGTGCCGACCAAAAGCAGTTACGTTCTTTAAAAGAAAAAGGACAGACAGAAGATTCTGCCAATAAAGTTTCTGGACGAGCGCAAGTTCAAGTCGAAGAAGCTGCCAATGGTAACGAGATTGATATCTACGGGAACAGATACAATAAACATTGGAAGATAGGAGACAAAGGGGTAGCTATTGTAGAAGATGGCTTAGTCAGGTGCTTTCAAAACTTATCGTGTGTTAATGTATCCACGGTCACCCTTACGACAGCTCAAGTTTACACCTCTACAACTTCGGTAGTAAAATGTTCTACTACTGGGAACATAGACGATGATGTTTGGAAAGGTGGGGATACAAATGATAATATGGTCCAAGGAACTCCCCACGCTACTATGTGGGCTGGGGGGAGTAGTGTAAGTATAGGTTATGTTCAGGTTAGCACTGTGGGGGGTGGAACCGCGTGGTGTCTAGGAGTCGCAGCCAGTGGTTCTTACAGTAGTTCGGCCCCTACTGCACACAGCTTCATAGATGGAGCTGACACCGTGACGGGGGTAACTTCAGTCGTTACAGTAACAGGCATAACTGGGGACGTTTCTCAGACAGACTCAATCAAGAGCTTTACTTGTGTTGATGCAGTTGTCACATCTACCCCCACTACAGTTTACGTTTACGATGGTTCCACTACGAAATTCTTAAACCCACCAGATGCTAACCATTTAAATCTGGTCAAATGTCCTGAGTCAAACCTCACAGACTCTTGCCCTGACCCTATTCCTCCAGATTAACCTTATCGAAATACTTGATAAAGTTGATACCTTGACCTTGAGACAATTAGCCATTATCATTAGGTATGGCTACTTTAACCGTAGCGGGGGTAGAAGAAGCCCTCTCTAAATACAAAACTGTAGGGTCAAGCTTCATACAGGAGCTTAATTTAGTTTTGCCGCGCCTATACGCAATGGGCATGTGGCGAGACCTTTTATACGAGACCGTCATTAGCACAACAGACGGTAATTTTACACTCCCTGAGGGAGAGTCGATTGTTTCTGCAATGATTGAGAATGATCCTGCAAAGGTAAGGTCTCAGTTCCATGACTATCGGTTGACTGGAAGAAACAATGATGGTGTCACACTGGCGATGTATGGTCTGGTAGATGATGGGTTTGTCCCAACAATAAATGAGTTGGACTCTTCTAAAACTTACAAGATTGAGGTAGCTCCAATTTATCCAGAGACAGAACTCCCTAGAACTACTAACGATTTCATAACAGTAACAGGTCTGAATAATAGCACTACCCCAGTTGCAATTACTTACGAGCCTAAAATAGCTACTGCTACCTCTTCCTCCGTAACTTCAACTAGTTTATTTACTAGTATCGAAGAAATCAGGAATGGAGATAGCAGTCTATCAGCCCCTGTAAGAGTTACTGCGGTAAACAATGCAGATGCTACTGATAGGTTGCATCTTGCAGACGTTCAAGAATCTAACAAAGTAAGCCGATTTAGGAGGTATAGACTGAACAATAACGTATCTCTAACGGTTACAAAAACAATGAGACTCCTCGTAAAGAGGAAGTTCAAAACACTAATCAATAGCTACGATCCTGTTTATCCAAGCAACTTAAATGCAATTAAACACGGTTTGCTTGGGACTGTAGCAGAAGACAACGCAGATATTGAAAGAGCCAATTACCATTGGGCTATTTGCAAACAACTCCTCGATGAAGAACTGGACGCTTACAGGGGTGCTGCAAAACCAACAATTATTTTTGATCCGTCAGGTTCAAACAGTCGCGTCCCTAACATACTATAAATTATGAGTGATATATTAAACTACTTCAACGAAAACAAAGATGGAATTATTGGAGTCCTTACTGCAATTGTTGCAGCAGCTTCAGCCATTTGCGCCCTAACGCCAACCCCTAAAGATGACAGCATTGTTCGTAAAGCATATGTCATTGTTGAGTGGTTAGCCCTTAACGTAGGCAAAGCAAAAGACAAATAATAGACGCATGTTGCGTTTAATAACATCCGCATTAGAGGCTTTTATAGCCTATATAAATTTAAAAAACAGACGTTACATAGATGAGATCGAAGATGAGATTGATGAGCTTGCCCGTAGTGGCACTCCTTCTGCAAAGTTGCGCATTGAAAGATTGGGCAAACGACTCAGTCGTGAACGACAGCGCACTATACGATCCGCCGACAGTAACTCTGATTGAAGGTAAACAATATGAGTTTGTTGAAGGAGTCCTTCAAGGAAGAAAGGACCACAAATTCCATAGCAATTATTCATACCTAAGGGCGGTTACAATTGGAAATAAATGAACTCCTCAAAATTAATTGATACCCTTTTGGGGACTTTAACACCTACGATTGCAATAGCTGCTTCGATGCAGGAGCAAATAGAATATTGGCTGCGAGTGATATCACTTATACTGGGTATCGCAGTAGCGGCTGTATCACTCTACCGTTTGATTTTTAAGTATAAGAAATGATAGGACTAGCTATAGGACATTCCAGACAAGGAGATAGTGGGGCTTACACTATTGGCAAAAATAGTGTGAGTGAACATAAGTTTAATTCAGAGTTGATCCCCTTAATCACACCTCACTTGAAAGTCCCCTACAAAATATATGATGACTACAACGCCGTCAGTTATGTAGGTGCTATGAACTATGTGTCTCGCAAGATGAGGGAAGATAATGTGGATGCTTGTATTGAGTTCCACTTCAACGCTGCTGGACCTAAAGCCACAGGACATGAGTGGCTCCACTGGGAAACTAGTAGGGGCGGTAGGAGATTAGCTACTAAACTTAAAGAAGCAATGGATCAAGAATATCCTGAGCTTAGATCTCGTGGTGTTAAACCACGCGGTAGAGGTCAGCGTGGTGCATTGTTTCTTCGCAAGACCCCTTGTTACGCTTGTATTGCTGAACCGTTCTTCGGGTCAAATGCAGGGGACGTAGACTTGATTAGATCAAACATAGGTAGATTAGCTAAAGTATATGCAGAAGGAATAAACAACTTCTATGCTTAATGAGGATACCAAAGACCATACGAGTTGC